CCTTAAAGGGTATGAATAAAACGGAAGCATATATAGAAGCGGGATATAGTAAGAATCAGAAGCCCGAAGTATTAAATAAGAATGCTAGCGTACTCTCTCAAAATAGTAAGGTATTAACCATGATAAACCAATTAAATGCATCGGAAGCAATAAAGAATCTTATTTCAGCATCTTCTTTAAGGGCATCCGCTATACAAAATATAACAGAAATAGCTCTAGATCAGGATCAATCAGCTAGGGATCGATTAAAAGCCCTAGAATTAATAGGGAAATTCGATGAAGTAAACCTATTCAATCCTATAAAGACTGAAAAGACCGTTTATTCTAACAGCGATGAAGTAAAAGCGAAGCTTATAACGGCTTTAAAGAATGCCTTCAATAATAACAAAACGTTATCCGATATAAAAATGAAGGATGCTAACAGTTTATTAGATGAGATAAGGGGGGAAGGTATACGGGATGCAATATTAATAGATGATGAATCAGATCCGCTTATGGATAATACCCATAGCCCCGAAGCTTTTCCCGATCCTATGACCCCACCGCACCCCACCCCCCTAAATTCAGGCATTGATGAGGGCGAGATATTACATACTATTCCACACAATCAGTCAGCAATTTCTGAACGTATCACCCCCGTCCTTGATGAGGAAGAAGAAGAGGGGGAGGGGGTATCTGAAATCCTGAGGAATGAGCTAGGGATTGATATAGAAAACACCCCCCTTGATGATTTGGATCAAAACTAGGGTGGGGGGTATATTTTTATGTATATAAATGACCATGTATTGAGTAGGGATATGTTAGACCCAGTGAGAGTTTACCTAGAAGGTGCTCATTGGACATATGGTTGGAAGTCTGACCATAGCATCCCTTATGGACATTGGAATACAGATATAACACATACGCTATCTACTAACCCTACAGATGTGACAGACCGATTACCGTTGGAGCTATCGCTCCTCTGGAAAACACTTAATGCATCTATCTTTGGCGGTGATGCTTTTTTAAGCAGATGTTATGCTAATCGTCATACCTTTGGAACGGATGGCTACCTCCATGTAGATTCTGACCGTGAAGAAGACCATACAGTCATCATATATATGAATCCTGAATGGGAAATAAACTGGGGTGGCGAGACCATACTATACGTCAACGGAGAAGCGGTGAATACGTTTGTGCCTAAATACGGAAGAGTCGTAGTCTTTCCTGGTCGTATTGAACATAAGGTGGCTTCCGTGACAAAGATCTGCCCAGAGGCTAGGACAACTTTAATGTTTAAGGTATCTATCAACCCAAAACCTATGGATGAGGATGAAAAGAAACTTATCGACTTCTTGCACAAAGTAGGTGCAGATAAGGTAAAGCATAAGATTGGCACTTTGTTTGAACATCTCTATAGAGTCTATAAGATTTTAAAAGAGTTTAAGGCTCCTGACTATGTATGCCTTGCAGGAGGTCTTCACAGCGTCTTAGGAACGAACTTGTTTAAACAGCAAGTGGCTATGCATAAAGAGGTGGAGGAGATCTTTGGTTCTAAGGTCTTTAACCTTGTAAGGCTTTTCTCCCGCATCGATAGACCTCACGTCCTGGAGAATCCTGACGGGGTGTTGAGTGATCAGAACTTAAACGACTTAAGAATGATTGAGTGTGCAAATCTATACGACCAGTCAGACCTTAACGAAACGCAGTATCCAAACCTTTATAAGTTTGTTAAAGAATTGAAATGACACCCGTGCAAAAAGAAATCTATATGATTATTGAGTCATGGTGGAAAGAGTTTGGCTTTGGTCCCACCGTAGACGATGTGATGCGTATTACAGGAGACAAGGGTCGTGGCAACGTATCTCGTAAGATGTGGGCACTAGTAGACCTTGGTCTTTGTAAAGGCACTAAAACAAAACATAGATCTATCAGACCTTCTTATATGAGACTTAGAGATCATGAATAGACTGACCATCTCGCTTCGCTTTTTATTAAAACCAGTGGCGACTAACCGCTTTAAGATGGTGCGTGGCGTTTTTAGAAAGCCAATCAGAATCATGAATACAAACGCATACTGGGAAGCCAAACATAAACGCTACATAGCTAGGTTTGATAGGCATAGATGAAGATACCACACATTGTAGCTTTTGGCGGTGGAGTAGATTCAACCGCTATGATTATAGGGTTGATTAATGAAAATCGTCCTATTGACTTAATATTGTTTGCAGATACGGGTGCGGAAAAGCCACATACCTATGAGCATATTAAAAAGTTTAGTCAATGGTTAAAAGACAAAGGATACCCAGAAATAACAATTGTAAAGAAGGTTAGGCGTGACGGTAGTTTGGAAACCCTAGAAGAAGAATGCCATAGAAGAAAAAACCTACCATCGATTGCTTATGGGTTTAAAAGTTGTAGTCAAAAACATAAGATACAACCGCAGGATAAGTTTTTAAATAACTGGCAACCTACTAAAGATTGTTGGGATGCGAAATTAAAAGCAGTTAAATATATTGGTTATGATGCAAATGAATCACACCGTGCAGATAACGCTGATAAAAGAAATGACCCAAAGTATACAAATCAATATCCATTAATTGAATGGGATTGGTCCCGTGAAGATTGTTTAAACATTATTAAAGAAGCTGGGATTAATCCGCCTGGTAAATCTGCTTGTTTCTTTTGCCCTTCATCTAAAAAACAAGAGATTGTGGAGCTATATGAAACATACCCAGATTTGATGGATAGGGCTATTAAGATTGAGGAGCAAGCTGAGCTTACTTCGATAAAGGGACTGGGGCGTAACTTCTCATGGAAAACACTTATACAGATGCATAAGAACCAAGAGGAGCTTCCTTTTACAGGATTTGACTTACCTTGTGAGTGTACGGAATGAACGAAATAGAAGAACTGATTAAGCTCTTACCTGAAGCGGAACAAGCTCCTATTTGGGAGCGGGTAAAAGAATACCAAGACACGGTCACTCGTGAACAGGGTCAGATAGACTTTTTAACCTTTGTTAAGACTATGTGGGCGGGGTTTATTGATGGTCGTCACCACGCAGTCATGGCAAAGAAATTTGAGGAGATAGCCAATGGAAAAACTAAGCGTCTTATTATTAACATGCCTCCTCGTCATACTAAGTCTGAGTTTGCATCTTATCTACTTCCTGCTTGGTACTTAGGCAAGTTCCCAAACAAGAAGATTATTCAGTGTTCAAACACAGCTGAACTAGCAGTTGGCTTTGGACGTAAAGTTCGTAACCTAGTAGACTCGGAGACCTATGCTCGTATATTTCCTAACGTTTCTCTTAGAAGTGATTCAAAAGCTGCTGGACGGTGGTCGACTAATGCTAACGGTGAGTATTTTGCTATTGGTGTTGGTGGTACTGTTACTGGTAAAGGTGCTGATCTACTTATTATCGATGATCCTCATTCTGAGCAAGAAGCTGCTTTAGCCGCAGGAGATCCATCTGTCTTCGACAAGGTATACGAATGGTATACATCGGGTCCTCGTCAGCGTCTTCAACCTGGAGGCTCTATCGTAGTTGTGATGACCCGTTGGTCTAAACGAGACCTGACAGGTAAGATTCTACAAGCCATGGTGGATCGTGATGGTGATGAGTGGGAGATCATAGAGCTTCCTGCGATCCTACCTTCTAATAAGCCTTTATGGTCAGAGTTCTGGAGTTATGACGAACTCAATAAGCTACGCATAGAACTTCCTTTATCGAAGTGGCAAGCACAGTACCAACAAGACCCGACATCAGAAGAAGGTGCATTAGTTAAGCGTGAATGGTGGAATGTATGGGAGAAAGAACTGCCGCCTCCTTGTGACTTTATTATTCAAAGCTGGGATACGGCTTTTACAAAGTCAGAGCGTTCTGACTATTCTGCATGTACCACATGGGGTGTCTTCTATAAAGACGAGAACCCAAATGATCCTAATATCATACTGCTTGACGCTTTAAAGGAACGTATGGAGTTTCCTGAACTAAAGGCAAGAGCTATGCAGATGTATCAAGAATTTACCCCTGATGCGTTTATAGTCGAGGCTAAGGCATCGGGTGCACCTTTGATCTTTGAATTAAGACGTATGGGGATACCTGTACAAGAATTTACACCGACACGAGGTAATGACAAGATCAGTCGTGTGAATTCGGTTACAGACTTATTCGCCTCAGGAAAGGTTTGGGCTCCTCGCAAAAGGTGGGCGGAGGAAGTGATCGAGGAGTTAGCAGCTTTCCCTAACTCAGATCATGATGACTTGGTCGACTCTACAACCCAAGCCTTATTAAGGTTTAGACGTGGTGGCTTTATACCATTACCAAGTGACGAACCTGATGAACCTAAAGAGTTTAGAAGGAAGTCATCCTATTATTAAGACTCGTGTATGGTGGCAAGAAAGAATTATCTCATCTGAGATGTGTGATCTTTTATTGCAAGAAATGGATTGGAGTAAAGCCCATGAAGGCGGTATTTTGCGTAAAGGCGAGACTCAACACAACCATGATAGACGTAAAACAAATTTGTTATTTCTTGACACATTAAGCCCAATTGGATGTATAATGCAATGTTATATTGGCGTAGCTAATGTCCAATCAAACTGGAATTTTGCTACGACCCTTATAGAACCTGTCCAAGTTGGACAATACAATGTAGGCAGTCACTACGATTGGCACTGTGATACCTACAATCCAGACGAGTTTGGCAATCAACGCAAACTTTCCTCAGTACTTATTCTGTCAAACCCAGAAGATTATGAAGGTGGAATTTTAGAGTTAAAGGATTTGGATGATCCAATCCCTAAACTTTCCAAAGGAAGCATCATTGTTTTTCCATCGGTGTTACCGCATCGAGTGACTGCAGTTACCTCAGGGATGAGATATTCAGCAGTGGCTTGGGCTGTGGGACCCGCATTTAAATAAGGATAATTATGGCTATAGATAAGGCAATATACGAAGCACCACAAGGTTTATCTGCAATAGATAATACTCAACCCGACATTCAAATCGAAATAGAAAATCCAGAAGGCGTAGACATTCACTTACCAGGTGCAGATATTCACATGGAAAAAGGTGAAGAAGATGATTTTAGCGAAAATCTTGCTGAGTTAATGTCAGATGGTGATCTTCAAGAAATTGGTGGAGATCTTATTGGTGATTTCCAATCAGACATCGATTCAAGACGTGACTGGATTCAAACATATGTAGACGGTCTAGAACTGCTAGGTCTTAAGATTGAAGAGCGTTCAGAGCCATGGGAAGGTGCATGTGGTGTATACCATCCTGTTCTTGCTGAAGCTGTAGTTAAATTCCAATCAGAAACCATTATGGATACTTTCCCAGCATCTGGTCCTGTTAAAGGCGAGATCATAGGCAAAGAAACACCAGCTAAAAAAGATGCTATGGAGCGTGTGGTTGCAGATATGAACCATGAGCTGACAGATGTGATGACGGAATACAGACCAGAACATGAAAGAATGTTATGGGGTCTAGGTCT